GATTTTTCAGGTCTTCCTCATCAAGTATAATCCCTCTCTCATTGATTGCTTCAACAAGTACATCTGTCTTCGATTTCCAATAATTCATATGTTACCCTCTCTTTTAGTTATGGTAATGGGAAGTATGAGTTTCATCCCTGAGTCACTTCCCACTACCAATTAGTTTACACTACCTATTAGGTAAGTGTTGAAACACCACACTCAATACGAGCCATCCAGAAGTCATTCAGGATGATTGTAGCTGAGTACGCTTTCCATGAAACGTGACCACGTTGAGCCATTGGGTCAGAGTCTGATGGAGTTGGGTTCACTACCATAGGTGTGATTGAGTTCTCTCCCTTAAGAGGAACAAGTCCGTAAGCGTTTTGTCCGAAGATAAGAACAGGATAGACATCACAGTTTGTTGAGTTGTTCTCAAGACAAGCTGTTCCAGTTCCACCAGCACTTAACCACGGTTCCACAATAGTAGAAGCCATGAAACGGATGTGTTCAATCTTACCTATCTCACCTTCCCAAGCTGGTGCTCCACCGTACTTCTCCACAGGAACGAATCCCTGGATAGCACGAAGATCAGGCTCAAGGTCGGGGTGACAGACTGCAACATACGCAGGAGCAATAGGCTCAGTTCCATACGCTGGTGTAGACTTAACCATAGAAGTAATAGGTTTAGCTAACTGACGTTTCAGAACACGAACTGCTCTACGAATGTCGTTAAGACTAATTACTGTGTTTACAGCAGTACGTGAAGAACCGTTTGCGTAGTAAACATTAGATCCAGCTTTAAGTACATTGAATCGTGCTGTTTCAAGGATAACAGCTGCCTGTTCTCCAAGAGTTGCAACAGCTTCTTTCAAGATGTCATCCTCATGTGTATCAAAGATAACGTCTGAAATAGTTGTACGATCACCATACTGTACTAATGTAGCAGTATAGTCTGTACTCTCTAACTTAGTAGCATCAGGAGTGACACCTTCAGTCAGAGTCTTCTCAGCTGGTGAGAAGTTATTTTGCGTATCAGTCTGGAAGTAAGCATATGGACTGAATGCAGCAGAGTTCATAGATAGGTAATATCTACGGAACTTGATTGTTTTTGTACTTCTGCGAGGGATCGGTTTTGCTTGACCGAACTTTTCGAATACCAGGTACGGCATTCCCCTTTCCAGAAGATCAACAACTACGTAAGCAGCTGTTCGTGGTGATAATGCACCATAAGTATTAATTGTACTCATTATATATATCCTTTCAAGACAACCAATACCTTCCTATAGTTTACTTCTTAGATGCAGCCTCACTAAATGCTGAGCTAAAATCATCAGCACCAGTTTCTTTCTGATTAGGTTCAAGTGGAGAGTTATCTCCCTGAACACCTAATAGATTGGTTAGCTTATCCGTGTTAGTAGACTCTGTAGTTTTGGTATCAGTTGGATTCGTGTTTGATTTAGTTTTCCAGCCAGTTGAATCCTTAAAGTCTTGGATAAGATCAATTACTTGTTGTGTATTGCCACGTTCATATGCCTCAAGTAAGTAACTTTGTTTGTGGGTAGGTTGTCCCATGACCCAGTTGATAAGATATTTCTTTCTGATAATTGTCTCTTCGTCAGGGTGAGCTTTCTTTAGAAGTCTACGATGCTCTTTAATACTATCTTCTTCAGCATCAACTTCTAAGTTATCTACCTTCTCTTGAAGAGGTTTAACGTCAGGCATATGCTTAGCAATTGCATCAAGTACAATCGGTTTCGCCACAGCAGTAGCTATTACAATGATCGCTGTCTTTAGATCAGGGTACTCCTTATCGAACTCGGCCATTAGTTCACCAGAGTCAGATCCTGAAACATCAATATTCAATCCCTTAGATTGAGTTCGTGCTTCTTCTAACTCTGTTTGGAGACTTTCTGATTTACTTTCAGCCTCAGCAGTCTTTCGGTTGGCAGCACTAATTCGACCTTCCCATGAATCATTGCGCTGTTTTTCTTTAGCATGAGCTTCAACTTCATTCTCATACTTCTCTTGCCATTCTGACTTATCCCCACTTGAGGGTGTCAGAGTCTTTATTACTTCAGCATTAGGATCATCACCTTCTATATCACTAAGAGGTTCACCTCCTGCTTCCTTGTCATCTTCTTTCTCTGGTTCTACTTCTTTGCGTACCTCGTCAGCGGTTGGTTCGGCTGCTCCTGGTACACTATCAATTGCTTCAGCAAATGCACTACCGAAGTCTGTACGTTCTTTTTCTTGTTCTTCTCTTACTTCTTCATCAAAACTTTTTTCTTCAGCCATTGCCTCTCCTTTTATCGGGCTACATTATTATTGGTGATGTAGTGTCCTGTACCCTCTTTGCAGTTAGTTCCGGTGTAAGTATTTTTAACATGACTCTAATTTCCCTTGCAGCACCCTGCAATCTAAGTGCTTCATCAGTGTCATCTGTCCCTACCCATTGTTCTAAAATTTCACCTAAGCGTAACTCTAAACTCCGGTATACTGTAGTGAAGTACTCAGTACCTCTATACTCATTTACACCGGAGAACATTACCTTAGATGGTTTGCCCCCTTTGATCATTACCTATTACCTCCAAGTATGGATTGTAATACCTCACTATCTATATGTCCACCAGATACCGCTTTGATCATCTCAGTATTCTGGACGTGTTGTTCTTGTTTCTGTTGATTAGCTCGATTCACTTCACTCTCAGCTTTAAGCTGTGCATCTGACTTAGTGATTGGGTCTAACTCAAGTACGTCAGTTAGGGCATCATTAAGTTTCTTAACGTCGATTGACTGCACTAACTCAGGGAATGAACTAATCACTTGCAAGTACTTAACAAGTGTTTCGAGTTTCACTTCCTTAGCTATAAGTGAACCAGTACCTTTAGCTATTACTCCAAAATCACCTTTGATATTCTCTTTAGGACTGAACTCCATGTTCCAGAAATAATGTGCCCGAATGTATGGCTTGGTAACCCCATCATCAAAGTTCTTAATCTGATCCTTAAGAGTAATATTAACTGACCCCATGAGCATACTAAGACCTGTAGCAGTTCTACCAGCACCTTTGACATCTCCACTCTCTCCCCACATATATCTTGGTATAGTAGTTACTTCATCACCCATCTGTAAGAAGGTCTGAAGCATTTGTAAGAACTCACCAGTATACGCTTTCTGGTTGTTCACATGAATAGCTGGTTGACCTGCCTCTGCACCTGTTCCTGTACGTTGAAATACCCTGAATGGATAAATATCCAGTGGGTCTTCACCATCAGCAAGTAAGTCAATGTTAGCTTCGATGATTGGACCAGCACTAATTGCTGCGTTGTCTAACAATGCTCTTACTGCTGCATTAGAGAGTTCTTGTGGGTCACGCATGATTGAGGGAATTCCCTCACCAAATATACTTGTTTCATCTTTATCAAAGTAGTAGAAATGGTATGGAATATCAACACCCTCAATAGGTGACATGATAGCTTTAATTACAAGTGGACCTAACATCCATACATTAGCTGCTACCTCTTGTAAGTTGTCCATACCTTCAGGTAATTCTACTCCACGTTCACGTAGCTGGTCTACACTTAAGTAGCCCCAAAATTCTTTTAAGTTGTACTTCTTATATAGTCTTGCAATACCTGTACCTAATGGTGCTGAACCTTCACTACCACCTGATCCCGCGTGTGCTTTATCATCAGGATTAATACTACGTAACTGGTTCTCAAAGTTTTCATATTGAGCATCACCATCCTTGTTTTCCTCAAGGTATGCTCTGATAGCATCGCCATCAAAGTCAGGTCTATTAGCTAACTCCACTACTTTGTTACGTGACATTGTGTATCTCTCAAATACGTAACCAGCATTGTCAAACTCAGTTGCTGACATATCAGGATAGATGTCCCATAGTCTTACGTGCTTACAAAAGGGTATGATAGTCTCATCTTTCTGTACTGCCCATTTTTTATCCTCACCTTTAGCCCATCTCTTATTCACTTTCCGTTTTACCAATGGGCCTTTAAGTATACCAGTACCGTATAAGTTACCTGAGTGAAGTACTTTACGTATCTCATCACGGTACTTGATCTCAGCTAACTGGTCATCGATTTCTTTTTCCATTGCATCTGACCTGGTCTTAGCATCCTGTCTGACAATCTCCTCAACCATGTCAGGTGTAACTTCGACATCACTACCAACTTGGTCTGTGATCATTACAATTAACTGTTCCATGATTTCTTCTGGTAGATCAGGTACAGGTGTAGGCTCAATACCATAGTTCTTCTCTTTACCTTGTGGAAAGAGTATGTCCCCCATTCTCGAATTAACGGTCTTTACCTTTGTTCGGGTTAACCTAATAAAAGCCTTAGATCGTTTAGGATGAATACGTCCTTTGACATAGGGTTCATACTCTCCACGGTATTGTCTTAGGTCATTTAACCAGCGTTGTTCTATGTAAATCCTATAACCTTTTGCCTCAGTCCAAAGACCTTCTAAGTGCCAACCTAATGTTGATAGGTGATCACTGTAGAGCTTACCTTTATGGTATGCTTTAGGATCGATAGGTGTTGTTGAATCCTGTGCTGGATCACTATCTTGTGCAGCTTGTTTGAACGCATTATCAAACTCTTGTTTTTGTTCTGCACCAAAAGAAAACCGTTTATCAGTTATTGAGAACTCTGCCATAATATTTCCTAATATCCTGCACTGGTGGCAGGTCCATTATATTTGTTGTTAGCCATCTTAGCTTTCCTTCTTACCACTCTACCTTCAGAAAGTTCTAATGCACCATATTGAACACCTTCAGCCACATGTGAGTACATATTCTTATCCCACTTAGGTTTGAACCTACCTTCCAGTGCTGAGCTACTATACTTAGGATAGTTGAACTCACTAATAAAACCTTTACGTATAATTTTACATTTAGGGCAAAGTATAAATCCATTGCGTTTCTCTAAGAAGTAAACTACTGCTTCTCTTTTCGCAAGTTGTTCATTAGTCTTAGCGAACACTACGGGTAGACCTAACTTCTTTAGTATCATGTAAGCTGACTTAGCTTCCGCCTCACCACGTTTGTTACCAGCTGGATCAATCACCAAGTTATAGTCCCATTGCCGGTAGTT